TGGCTACCTGGTGCAAGTGTGGGAACGCATACGCGACCACAACCACTTCCTGGACTGTCGCAACTACGCCCGTGCTGCATCCGCCATGCTTGGTCTGGACCGCATGAGCGATGAAGACTGGCAGGCCAGAGAAACCCGGTACGGCAAGCAAGATTCCGCCCCTGACAATACGACCCCCGCCCCCCATGAGGTACCGAGCGCACCCCCGCAGCGGCCAAGACGCAAAAAGCGGCCAGCAAAATGGTTCCGCAAGAACTGACTTGTTTTCGACCGCAATCACCGGATTATGACTGGATAAATAACCAGTAATTGGGCGGTCAGTATCGAATGACAACCTTCACCCACGAACAGCTTGCCAATCTCAAAAAGGCCTATGCCCGCGGTGTTATGCGCGTGCGCGAGGGAGACACCTGGGTCGAGTACCAGTCCATGCGCCAAATGGCACAGGCGATCGACCGCATGGAAGCCGAGCTTGGCATCCAGAGCGCCAATCGCCCACGTGGTGTTCGTCTTGCGAAATTCAGGAAAACATCATGAACCTGATCGACAAGTGGCTCGAAATCTACAAGCCAGAAAAGGCCGTCCAGCGCATGCGGCAGCGAATCATGCTGGACGAGCTGCGATCCTATGACGCGGCCCGAAAGAAGCGCACAACCAACTACAGCCGCCGAACCACTCGGGCATCTGACGAGGTTGCCAGCGGGCACAGGGCCCTGGCCGGCGGCGCTCAGGATCTGGTGCGCAACACAGCACTGGCCAACCGCATCAAGGCAGTTATTGCTGCCAACATCGTGGGCACCGGCATCAAGCCGAACTATATTGGCGGCTCTGAACGCCGGGTTAAGCGCTACAAAACCACCTTTGATGAATGGGCCAGCTCCACCCAATGTGATTACGAAGGTCACACCAACTTCTGGGGCCTTCAGCACCTGTGGGCGGCCACGGTGGTCGAATCTGGCGGGGTTTTCGTGCGCCGGGTTATCAACACTGCACTCAAATTCCCGCTGGTGCTGCAAACGCTGGAGCAGCAGTACCTGGACGAAGCCAAATCGGGAAAAGTGGATGACGACGGCGAGATTGTAAACGGCATCCAGTTCGATCGTGACGGACAGATCAAGGGTTACTGGCTCAGAACGAAGCTGCAAGGCCACTACTACAGAGAAGAAAGTCAGTTTTTCTCTGCGGAGGACGTGGTTCACATCTACTGGAAAGATCGCGCCGGGCAGCACCTTGGGGTCAGCTGGCTTCACCCGATCGCAGACCTGATCGACATGCGGCAGGAATGGCGAGACGCCGCCCTGCTGCAACAGCGCATTGCAGCCTGCTTTGGCATCCTGATTCAGGAGCCTGACTCCACCATGGGGCTGGACTCGAAAAACACCGGTATCCATGACGTAGACGGCAACGAATTCACCGAAATCGAAGCGGGCATGATCGCCTACACCAGCGCGAACTCAGAGGTGAAGACCATCACCCCGCCCAACATGAACCAGTCAACCGACTTCAACTCATCCATAGTGCAGGACATTGCCGTTGGTGTGGGTATCACCCGGGAACAGCTGACTGGCGACTTCAGCAAAGTGACATGGGCATCCGGACGGCTGGCGCGAGGCGAGTTCTACACCAACCTGGACCGCTGGCAGCAATTCATGATGATCCCGGGCCTTGATCGGATCCACGACTGGTTTGACGAACTGTACACAGTGACAGCCGGAAAGCCTGCCGTATCGCGTAACTGGATACTGCCTCACCGCAGCGCTGTGAACCCCCAGGAGGATCTGGAGGTTGATATCCGCAAGGTCCGCACCGGTGCCATGACACCGCAGCAGTTCACGCAGAAATATGGCCTCAAATTTGAGGAAGCCATCACCGCATGGAAAGAGGCCAAAGAAGTCATGGGAGACCTGCCGTTCGACTTTGACCCGAGCAAATTCAGCTACGCGGGCAACCAGCTGGACGACAACGACTCAGCCAGCAGCAACCGAAAAACCGAAGACAAAACCACAGACACCCCCGATGAATAACTGTAAGAATATACAGTATCAAGCATGGGAGAAGCGCAATGCCGATACGAAAAGAGAAGATGCCCAACCTTCGCGGCAAGGCATTCTTCAAGCCCGAAACAGTTGATCGGGAGAACATGACCGTAGAGGTGGTTTTCACCACCGGAGAAGCCGGAGTCCGGCAGTCGTACTGGTCAGATCCGTATGAAGAATCCCTGGAGGTCAGCGAAAAAGCGATTCGCGCAGACCGGCTCAACAAGGGGCTCAGCATACTGGACAGCCATGACCGCTACTCCGGTATCGGTGCAGTGCTGGGTGTGACTGAAGACTGGCGAATCGAAAATGGGCAGCTGGTTGGCACCTGCCGGTTCTCCAAGAATCAGCAGGCCGTCTTTGATGACGTGGCCGATGGGATTCTGCGCCATGTCTCGCTGGGATACCGCATTCACGAATACCAGGTAACCAAGCCGACAAAAGACGGGCAGATCGAGAAACGAAAAGCTGTTGACTGGGAGCCGCTGGAACTGTCCATCGTCCCGGTCAGCTTTGAAACCACGAACGGAGTGCGTGAGGCCGAGCGTGGTGATATCGAAACTCACGAAGTAAAACTGACAATCCAAGAGGTGACAGCAATGCCGAAACCTGTAGACGACAAGCGCGAAGAAGGTCAGCAGGGCCAGAGTCCTGCTGAAGAAGGACAGCGCACTACACAGGCTGAACCGCAGCAGCAGAATCGCGCAGTCGATCCTGAACAGGTTGCGGCTCAGACACGTTCCGCACTCAAGCCCATGCTGGACGCAGTTCGTGCAGCCGGACTTGAAGATGACTTCGCCATCGAAGCATTTGATCGCGGCGTTGGGCTGGATGAATTCCGCGCCCAGGTGATCGAAAAGATGGCTGAAACCCGCAAGGCCGAAGCGATCAAATCCTATGGATCAACCAGCTTCGAGTCGGACGGACGCCGTGACCAGACCGAAACACTGATTCGCGGTGCCGAAGAAGCCATTGCCTATCGTGCCGGCGTTAAGGACGCGAAAGTCACAGACGCAGCCCGTGAATTCACCGGCATGGGCCTGTACGACATTGCCCGCGAGCTGCTGATTGCCCGTGGCGTGAATGTCCGTGGACTGTCCAAGCAACGTGTAGCTACACGTGCCATGCACTCCACCAGCGACTTCCCGCTGATCCTGGAAAACGTCATGAACAAAAACCTGCTGGACAGCTACCGGGAAACCCCGCGTACCTTCCAGGGACTGGGTCGCCGTTCGACTGCCACAGACTTCCGCGAGAAGCACCTGTACCGACTGGGTGACGCCCCGAGCCTGCTGCCGCTTGGCGAAGGCGGGGAGTACAAGGAAGGCACCTTCTCAGAGAGCAAGGAAAGCTACGCTATCAGCACCTTTGCTCGCAAAATCTCCTTCACACGCAAGATGCTCATCAATGACGACATGAGCGCTCTGGACCGTGTGCCGCGCATGTTCGGCCCGGCTGGCGCACGACTGGAGAACGACATTGTCTGGGGTCTGCTGCTGAACTATGACTTCCTTAACGGCAAGGCCGCCAACATCAAAATGTCTGACGGTAAGGCTCTGTTCCATGCCGACCATGGCAACCTCCTGACCGGCGCGCAATCAGCCCTGTCGAAAGAAGCGCTGTCCAAACTCCGTGAATATGGGCGCAAGCAGAAAACGCTGGATGGCCACTACATGAACGTGGAATTCAGCAACATTGCCGTACCGACCGGGCTGGAAACTGATGCAGAAGACCTGCTGATGCCTAACATCATCGCTGCCAAGGTCTCCGATCAGGCCCCGCGTCAGCGTATGGGTATCATCGTTGAGCCGCGACTGGATGTGGTGTCTGACAAGGCCTGGTATGCATTCAGTAACATGATCGATACCTTCGAGTACGCCTTCCTGGATGGCGAGGAAGAGATGTACACCGAAATTGTCCACCAGACCGATGCTGACGGCATGCTGGTCAAGGTGCGCAAGGACTTCGGTGCCGGTCTGATCGACTGGCGCGGCATGGCCAAGGCAGCGGGCGCGTAAGCGCCCCTTAGCCCGAATACAGGAGCAAGCACATGAAAAACTTTGTACAGCGTGGCGATACTGTAACCTTCATCGCTCCAACCGGTGGCGCTGCCTCTGGCATCCCGCTGGTGGTCAACAAGCTGGTAGTCATCCCGGTATTCTCAGCCGCAGAAGGCTACGAATGCGAGGGCACCACAACTGGTGTTTATGCACTGCCCAAGGCAAGCACCACCACTCCGGCGCAGTTCGATACAGCGTACTGGGATGCGACCAACGGTGAGGTCACCACCGAAGCGAACGGCAACACCAAAATCGGCGTCTTCATGCATGCGCTGGACGCCGGTACCGCGGAAGCTGACGTTCGCCTGGATGGTGTCTCACTGTAATGTCCATCCTGGATGAAGTAATGGCAGATGCCCGGGGTGTCGTTCATGACGCCCTGGGCCACACCTGCACCCTCACAAACACCGCCACCGGAGAAGCCACCCCCGGCCTGAAGGTGGTGATCAACACCCAGGTAAAGCTATATCAGGATGGCGTCTTCGGCGGGCTGGTCACCACAGCCGTGTTTGACCGCAGCGAATGCGACCCAAAGATCGGAGACGAACTCCACGACGAAGACACCGGCATCATCTACACCCTGGAAGCCGTCAAGGACGAGACCATTTCCAAGCGGACATTCATAGTGGGCGAGGACTAATCGCTGATGTATGAGACAACACCGTTGTCAAAGTACACATACTGGGAGTCGTAATCCCCCCTTTCGTAAACCCACTGTTCACTGGTGCCGCTGGCGCTGATACTACGGTTAATGTCGTCAGGCCGCCCCCATGAAGCGATCACATCATCCTTCGTCATGCCTATCATGACCTGCTTGTTGCGGATTGCTTCTTTTATCAACCGGCGCTGCCGTGCCTCTTTCGCCCGCTGATCGACTATTTCACGGCCTTTGGCTCTCCTTTCCTCAACATCCTTCAGGATATCCTCTGCAGAGCGCGCCTGGACTCCTGTCGGGTTTTTGATCGTGTTGTGCGGCGTCATATCGACAGGGCGATCACCCGGGTTGCACGGGGTGCTCTGGTACACCTTCCGGCCGTCTTTTTCGCAAACATACACCCCTGCATCAACCGCTGGCGCAACCAGCAGCAGCGCAAGCAACAACTCCTTCTTCATGCGTGCCTCCTTTTCGATCAGACAGGGTCATTATCTCACAGACACCCCTCAGTATTTGCCATATAAATACCCTATCAGAACATGACCAGGTTGGCATTATGGCGATCTTTCTTGGCAGCAACGCTCACGTATTCAACACCAACGATCTGAAGCTGATCACTGATCGGCTGGAAGCGCGTGAATATGTGATAGAGAACGCCCTGGCTGGTGCTGTAAACACGGCAGCCGAGAGGACAGTTGACCTCACCAAGGAGGAATGGAACAGCTATCTCAGGATCAACGGCCAGTACATCAACGGAAAAATCAGAGTCATGCGCAGGGCATCACCAGGGCGAGCCGAGGCCGTCGTTGGTGCCCGTGCCCGTGCCACCCGCGCTGACAACTTCCGCTATCGCATCATGCCGGGAAGGAAAGGGGTCAAACTGAACGTCCGTCGTGGCAGCAGTGGCGGTGTAATCCGCAATGCCTTTGTGATCCCCAGAGCCAAGTCCAACGGCAAGCCGTTGATCGTTGAGCGGCTGGTCAAATACCAGAAGGGCGAGCGCCGCGACTTCAAGCACGGCGGTAAAAGTTCAGGACGGTTCAACCGCGCAGAACAGCTCCGCTTCAAGGCGTTGTACGGCCCATCGCCCAACCAGCACTTCCACGACTCACGCGACCGGTTAGCGCCTATCGCCATGAGCGAAGCCAAGCAGCAATTCATGAAGGCGATCGAGACATGAACCAAACCAGCGACATCATACCAGCACTGGACGAGATCAAGCGCCGTCTTGAGCAGATCAGCACAGCCAACGGCTACAACACCGACCCCAGCATCAAGCGAGGCTGGCTTGAGATGCTGTTCCGTGGACGAAACCGGCACGAAGTACCGCTTCCAGTGCTTGCCTACCGTCCGGCGGTAGCAGAACCCGAAGGCTCTGTGCCTGGTAATTCAAACATCACTGATGTGGTGACGCTGATGATTGATGGCGCCGTGAGCACCAAGGATTCAGATACCCCGGTGGATGACCTGCTGAATCTCCTCAAGGACGTGCGGCGGGTACTTGTTTTCGACCCGGATGACGGGAAACTTGTGTTCTCAGATATCACGGTAGAGGACTGTCCATTCGACCTTCCTGAATCCGGTGAAGACTACGCATTTTTCAGCCAGAAAATCAGCTTCAAGGTGGTGGAACAATATGCTTGAACCGATTCGTGACCAGATCATTCTTGATGTGGTAGAGCAGCAAACGACAACCAGCAGCGGTATTGTGCTGCCGGATTCGGCAGTAGAAAAGCCCTACATGGGGGTGGTTCTGGCGGTCAATGAAGAATTCACCATGCCTGACGGCACAGTGAAGAAAGCAGAAACCAAGGTGGGCGATATCGTCTACTTCGGTAAATCCCATGGCACAGAGATTCAGTACCGGGACAAGAAATACCTGGTCATCTCTGAAGAATTCATCCTTTGCAAGGAGTCAGCCAATGACTGAGAAAACCAAAGCAGCAGAAACCGCCAAGGTCACCGTGAAAGTCACGGCTGACTCTGGTGTTACATTCGCCGGCAAGCCCTACAAGCAGGGCGACACCATCACCTGCACACCGGGCCAGGCCAAAATCCTGAAAGCCCAGCGCGTAACCGAGTAAGGGGGAACCATGAGCAAGGTAGTGAACGAGTTTTACAAGGGCAAGGGTACCGGTTACCTTCGCCGGCGCTCTGGAACCGATGGTCTCATCCCCATCGGTAACGCCAGTGAAATCAGTCTGGCTATCTCACTGTCAACCAGCGACATGCTGGACTATGAGAACGCCGGTGGTGGTAAGGCTGACTCAATCAGCTCCATTGAATCCATGACGGCGACCATCACGCTGACCAACCTGAACCCGACCAACATTGCCCGTCTCACCGCGGGTACTGCGTCCGAGCAGGCAGGCAGCACCATCACGGCTGAGTCGCACACTGTTGGTGTTCACGGCAGCTTCGTGAAGTTCGACCATGTGCCAGATATGGACCAGACAGTAACGGTAACCGACACTGGTGCCAGCACCACCTACACGGAAGGTACCGATTACGAACTGAAAAACGGCGGCATCCTGATTCTGGAAGGCAATATCGCCGAAGGATCCGATATCGAAGTCAGCTACACATCCGGCGACTACCGAACAGTCGAGATGCTGATGGAAGTTGGCGAAGAGTACGAATTCTACTTCGACGGCCTCAACGAAGCGCGTTCAGGCAAGCCGCACCTTGGCACCTTCCACCGCGTCAAGCTGAATCCGACGACAGGCCTGCCGTTGATCTCTGACGACTACGCCACGGCGCAGTTCACTGTCGAGATTCTGCGTGACGACACCGTGTCCGGGTCCGAACGGTCGAAGTACGCGAAGATCGAAATGGCAGCCTGATCCAGCAGCAGGACACTGCCGACCGGAAAGGGCCGCTTGTGCGGCCTTTTTTTGTGGAATTACGAGGTGATACATGGCCAGCAAGGGCAAAAACCAAGACATCGTTGAACTGATCATCAAGGGCGAGGATGAGTACTCTGACGTATCCGAAGAGGTG